TCCTTTGATAGCAAGGGATATCTGACCCATATCCTTCGCACCTCGTAGAACAGATCGAGCAATTGCAAGCCAGTATGAGGGTGCCTCAGCAATGTGCTGACTTTTTGACACCGCCCGCTTATCAGACCCAAGCCCTTCACTAGAAGTGGGACTCTTATTGTCAGTAAAGAAAATCTGCAATCCCCTTAGGACACACTTATCATATGGATAGTCAGTGGGTGTGATTACAAGTTTCTTTAAAAGATTAAACTTTTCGTTTAGACCTACGCTCGGCCCTTGTCCAGGAATGTATGGCCCTGGATACAACGCCTGTTCCTCAGCTATACTGGCTGATATCTGGTCAAAAAGCGTCCTCGAGGCCTCCAGCAATGCGACAACAGCAGCAATGGCCTGCGCCCTTATGACATCGGAATCAAACTGTGATTCTGGTGTGTATGTTGACCCATGTGATTTAGCAGAAGCTGTGATGTCATCGTGTGTTAGCAGATCACCTCGACCATCTCTTGCTGACACCCCTTTTTGATCACCCACATCAATGGAAGGTGCCCCTAAGGCATTTTGAGCCCTCAAGACCGCGGGATCGATAAGACGAGGTGAGATTGGTGAATCATTGTTCAGGTCATTATTATTAGAGCTCGCATTTCTCGGTAGACCCGTCTTGCTATCGCCAGGTGATAAAGAGTCATCCCATCCAGCTGCCTTGAGCATGAGAGAGAGACCCACCTGCTTTAAATCGTCCATCACAACGCTATCCGCTTCCTTGTTATAGGCTCCAAATTCACGCTGCGACGTTGTGGTGCCGAGCCCTAGTGTGCCATCCTCAAGGAGGCTGACCGGTGTTGGATTATTTGCAAATCCGCTTGTCTCTGCACCGCGACGAGGTGCAAACCTGTTGCGAAACTGGAGAGAGCCCTCTGCAGCTTTTTCAACATCAGACATGTCCCTATTTCCAGCAGGAAGTGTCCTGCCTGTCTGGTCCATGGGATTCCCTTGCACATTAGAAAGAAGTTGGTGGGCGTCAACTGTCGCCTGGCCATTTCCTGTCTTGTCCACCAGATCGCTTAAAGGTACATCTGTATTGTCAAATTGTCCGCTATTAGAATACTTGCTCAGTGTAGAGCCCAATGTAGTACCCTGCCTCACGAAGGGCTCATCGACTCCCTGGTCCTCTGCAGGAGATAGCACATCACCTCGATTTGACGAAGCAGCCTCAACATTTCCTGGGTTAACCTTAAATGCCTGCTCAGGCCTAACGAGATCCACAACAAACCTAAGATAATCACCAAGTAATCCTGTCTGGATATTCTGAAGGTCTAATAGCCTGGCGTCGTCAGCATTAGGGACAGCTGGATCACTGCCTAGATCGTCACCCTCTGACATCATGCCATCGCCGTCGAGATCATCTAGGACATAACTAATTCTACTCTCTGTCGCACCAATTGAGGCGAGAAAGTCCTTTAAGGTTTGTCTTGCCACGCCTTGACTCCTTCAGGTGTAAGTAGATCGTCTAGCTCATCTAGGACTGATGTCCTGTCATCCTTGCTCATAAGAAGTGACTTCATCCCATCATTTATTTGTTGTAGCTTCTCTGATAGCCTCTCAATCTCGGTCTCTACAAGCTCCTTGTCAGCAGGTGTCAAATTCTCAAGCACCTCCTGATAAAGATCGTTTGCTTTTACACGGTCGAATAAGCTCATGGTCCAACTCTCTCTGTGCTTATAACTATGTTGTTGCTGCCGGCGGGATTGCTAATAATCCGGTCAATTATGGGCTGACCGTCTAGCTGAACTGTGACCTGAAGAGGCTCGGATGTCTCACCGGTTGTCGCCATGATCTGAGAGATGAGCTCCTCGATCTTCTCACCCAGGCCTGTTAGCTTTTCGACTGCATCTGCCTGGCCTAGATGAACAGAATTAAATGCCTCTAGCAAAACTTCTGTGGGACGAACATCAACAGTTATATTCTCCAAGCTCTCGGTCGTTCCCTTAACAGCAGCTTCTATCGTCTGGGCAGTGCTATTAAGACTTTCTACTGTGCTAGATGCACTGTCTGCAGCGCTGGCGAGATTGTCTTCGCCAACAGCAAGAGCGTCTGATGCAGCAGTGGCCATGCTGCTATAAAATTCTTTAGTAAAATCCTTACCAGCTTCTAGTAGTTCCTTGAGTCCACCCTCCTTAGTCAAGTCTCCCAGCTCCTTGATCTTACCCATGAACGCATCAACATCTCCTGTTGTCGCACCTAGCTGTACAGCTGAAGTGGCAAGATTTGAGATCTCTAGTGTGCCAGTTGCAATTGAGCGTGACATGTCAGCGGTGCCGATCAAAAGCAACTCATTGACAAACTTATTGATTCTGGTGGCAGCATCTGTTATGGGAACAATGTTGTCCACCATCTGTGTTATGTCCTGCTCGACCTGATCAGCGTCTATCGCACCGCTCATTGCATCCATCGCATCAGCCACAGCATTGGCTCGAGTTGGATCAATGAGTCTGTCAACAGCACTGATGTCTGTCAGACCTGTTGATTGCATAATCAACTCCTTCTCAGCCCGTGTATAAGACTCCAGTGAGCGACCTGTTGAGACGAATCCCTCCCTGAGACGTTCTAGGAATGCACCCTGGTCCTCGTTGGCCAGCTGCATTAGCTCCATCGCATCTAGCTGCATTCCAAACACTGAGGTTAGATCACCGACGGCGGTGGCGGCTGACTCAAAGCTCTGGAACTTGCCAACTGTGGCATTTAACTCCTGGAAGTTCAAACCCGTCACGTAGAGCGCTGCGGCGATCTTGGATGCCTCCTCTGGCATTACATTACCAAAGCGTTGTGTGTTGGATATAATCTGCTCTATGTGTCCTGCTATCTCCTTGTCAGAGGCACCCACAGCTTTCGCCACCTGGCTAGAGAAGACGTTGACCTCCTTCAGCATAGTTCCGGTGGCCTTACCGGTCAGGTCCACCTCACGAGAGATAAATGTTGCCACTTGCTCTGTCGAGAAGCCTAAATTCTTACCTGTGAGTGCCATGTCTCGTGCCAAATTCTCATTTGACGATCTCATGACTGCGTAGTTTTCTGTGGCGCGATCCTCGACTAGATATCGAAAATCCTCCATGTACTCATCAACATTTTTAAAGATATCATTTATGGTTATGCCAGTTGACAGAGCAGTCTCTTTACCCAGGTCAGCATACTGTGAAATCATTCGCTCCGTGACATCAGCTGTCGTCTGCGCACTCTTATTAGATAGATTGGCGTAGTCCTCAAAGCCTCCGCCGAAAGTGTTAATCACCCTTAGGTACTGATCGCTGAATGGTTGTGCTGCGCGGATAGCACCCTGCATACCATCAAGTATCTTTGCGAGGGCTCTAGCAGAGGAGCCCTCTGCTGCATCTGCAAGACCCATCATCTCGGATATGGCCTCAGTCGCTCCTCTGTAGCCTGCTGTTACTGCCCTCGCCTGACCGCTGGGGCGGGCCAGGTCACCTGTGGCGCGCCTGGAATCCCTTGCCCGACTTTCGGGACTGTCACCTTTTTTCGCGAGCTCCGCCCAGTCCACACCAGCAAGTGTATCTGCGGTACGCTGGGCGTCCCTGAGCAATGTGTTGATTTGATCGGCAGTCCAGGCCATTAATCACTCTCCACTAGCATACATATTGTGCTGCTAGAAATCACTTAAAACGTTTTGGACCTATCTTTGTGCCTATCTCACCCATTGGCACCTCACGCACTGTCGTGTTAGGACTGCTCTGTGATCTCTTCGCTGCTTTGTTGCGCTTTTCAAATTCTTCCGACAGTCTCTCGATGAACCAGACCCGATACGGAATGGGTAAGGTTCTCACGTCAGAATAATTCATGCCAAGGTGATACTGCAGCAGAAAGGCCTGCTCTAGAAACTGGGCCCTGGTGTTATCCTGTGGGCCAAAAAAAATTGGAACCAAGGGGAAGGGCCACCCGTGAGTCGGCGCTGCAGTGTGGGCAGCTCATCCAGACCCTCATATCAACACCCGGTTCATGTTCACTAATGTAGTTTCTGAGCTTTCTAGAATCCTGAGCAGGCATGTTTCTCACAAACATTCCTAGCTTATTTCTATCAGCCACATTATCAACTGAGATAATCTGGTGGGACAGTCTAGTTGTGACCATGTTTTCAGCACCGCTGTCCATCATCTTTCGACGCCTATCAGCTGTTGTGGTTATCTCATTCTCATCATAGCCTGTCAAAAACTTAAACTGCACGACCTTTCCTGTGACAGGTAAGCGAAACTCAAAGCGATTCTCACCCGGTGAAACAGGTTCAAGCTCCAGACGCTTTATCTCCATTAGTGACAGGTCAAAGTCCTGGCTGCTAGATCTAGCGCACTCGGGACAGGACACAGTTGCTCCGTATGATGATCCGTATCCGGTGATTCGAACCGACACCATTAAAGCGTTCTTATCCCCCAGCAGGAGCTCATCTACATCCACAGTCTTGTCAAGCAGGCATGACTCCAAAAGAGTCTTAATGACGGTGCCCTGTTGAATAAGAGCTCGGGAGGTGAGAATGTCCTCCTCCTGTGCAGTCATCGCCTTTATCTCTAGCACATGTCTAGCGTGCATCGTTGAATTGGGATGATAGACCTTTCCCTCTGACGGAACTGGAACTGCTTCAACTGGAACCTGCCAGCCAAAGTCACTCTGCATCACGTCATGTTTTTGTATTCCCTCAGTTAGATCGTCCGGGTGGGACGCGCTCTCTTGCTGATCTGACACGTAAAAACCTCTGTTCTATCTATTCTAGAACAGAAAAATTCAGCTGTAAACTTGTACTAGCTCTTTCCAGCTTCTTTTAGAACTGGAGAACACAATTATCAAAGCGCAGCGTGAGAGAAATCTCAACGGGCTCTGTGTCATTATCGTATGTCAATGTATTGAAGTTGGCATTCTCAAGAAAGGCTCCCTTCATGTCCCAAAGCTCGACCACTGTTCCAATCGGATCGAGAAGCTTAAGCTGGACGTCCCTCTTGTAGAAATCCGCATAGCCAGCGCGACCGGAAACACTTTCGTAGTGAGTGCGAATCCATTCCATTACCTGCTGCGCACCGGAAGGCGCGATGGGATCGTGTAACGTAATTGACATATTTTGAAAAGTGAGACGACCAGCAACGTAGCGCTTTGCATTTATGAAGGGAATCTCCTTCATGGCAATGTTCATATTTGGTCTAGCTGCCGTCTTCATTAGAAAGGCATCAACACCCTCAATGGCAAAAACCCATCTAAACTGTCGCTTCGGCTCAAATTTATTAGGAAGCATATCTGTAACTGATAGTGTTTCAGCCATTGGCTCTTCTCCTTAAGGTAAGATCATTCTTAAATATCTGACTGCACATAATTCTTCTCTACTAAACCTCCGCACCTGCATTTGTTACCACAAAGTCCAGCGCGATGAATTCTGCGGTTCGTGTAGGCTGTATAAAAATCTTTCCTCGAAGGGTATTATTTTCAACATCAGCCTGTGTCGTTGTTGTCGTGTCAATCACCACCTTGTAGCGGTCCACACCGGATCTTTCTTGGATGCTCTGCAGAATCGGTATTACTAGCGCATTAAACCGATCAAGTGTCTCCTGCCTATTCGGCTCAAACAGCAGTGTGTTTGCAATGTTTCGGACAGATCGACGAATATCGATTAGAAGTCGACGAACATTTACTCGATCCAAGGAGGACTGTGATGCAAGCAGCGTCTTTT